TAATTAAAGTTATGCATAAAAGGAGTTGCACCTTTATAAATAATACCATTTAAATCAGCGTTAGTAGTATTGGTAAGAGTTAAATCACTACTTAAATCTAAACTTGTTCCAGTAGCAACTCCTATCTCTGGAGTAACTAAAGTTGGGCTTGTATCAACTACAAATTTTGTGCCAGTTCCTGTTTGTGAAGCAATAGATGTAGCATTACCCACAGAAGTTATTACTCCAGTTAGATTAGCATTAGTAGTTACATTTCCAGCAGTAAAACTAGCCCCTGTTCCAGTTATATTAGTTCCAATTAGTGTCGTTGGAGTTCCCAAATCTGGTGTTGTTAAAGTCAATCCAGCTAAAGTTAATGCTGATGAAGCTCTATTTATCGCCACACCAGTTGTTCCTATATACATTGTTTGGTTAGCTTCTGCTTTTTCATTAAAAGTATCCCAATCAGTATCAGTCAAATAACCACTAAGAGCAGTAGTAGCTGCTTGTGTTGCTATTGCATGTTGTGCTGATGTTAAATGGTAGTATTCTGCACTTGTTCCTCCTTGTAAGCCTGTTGTATTATTATGGCTTACAGTTGAGCCTAATTCTACCCAAGAAGTTCCATTAAATGTAAAATTAGTATCTTCTGTTTTGTTCCAACAAGTATCAGCTTCTTCAACTATTTCAAAATCCCAAGTAGCACCATTATATTCTGCAAAGTTATCATCTTCTCCTGCGAAAGCTCCTGACCCTGTTCCAACTATATATCTATCTCCTGTTGTTGGACTTTCTGGAGGAGCGTCTGTAAAGTCTATTACTGCTTCTTTCCAGTGTAATCCCTCAAAAAGACTAAGAACTTGGTCCCATCTAGGTGTGTCTGAGTTATCAACAGCATTAGTGTTCAACGTAATCTGGTTAAATGATGGCGTAGATGTCTCTGTTATATCTTGAATGGTATTTAATTGGTCAGACGTAATCTTTAAGTTATCAGTATTGTGTCCTAAAGAAGCAACAAAATCTGTAATAGATAAAGGTAAAGAAGCTGTGACATCTCCAGTGTTAGTACCACTTAAGTTATCAGCCTCTATATCCTCTGCAACAACAACACCAGTTGATGTTACAGTTATTGCAGTGGTATCGTTAACGTCTATTACTCCACCACTTGGTAAATTTATAACAGTTCCTAATGACGGCAAAGTTAATACTTCGTTTGTTTGAATTTGAAACATATAATATCCAGGATCAGTTATCCATTGTGAAAATAAAAATTTATAATATGTTCCTGTTACCGTGCTGCGTATTACAGTCTCATCCCCAACAAGGTCAGGTAGCGCTTGTGTGCCGTAAGCAGTAACCCAGTCGCTTGTGTATGTTCTAGATTCTATATTAGATAAGTCAGTCCATCCACCGCCACCCATGTACTCTGTATTAAATTCAACATTATCTACTGTACCATCATAAGACGCTTGGTAAGGATAGTTGTATAAACCTGTTCCACCATCAGCTAATCCTAACATTATGGAACCGAATGCTATAGGTGCTAAATTATCGCCCCCATCCGAATGTCCAGCATAATTAGTAGCAGTAGAACCGAATGAAATGGATATAGAAGCTCCGTTTAATTCCACACCTAAATCAAATATAGGCACCCCATTAATTATAGTCTGAGGAGTTGTCTGGTCTAATAACATGTATGGGTCTAAGTCTTGATCGCCAGTGTTAGTACCACTAGTATTAGCTAGTCTAGTTATGGCTGTATCATCAGTAAACCTATTTGTGGCTGTGTCAGTAATGTCGTCAGTAGTGTCTACTGACTTATAGAATACATCAGATAAGTCTTGGTCTCCTGTGTTAGTACCGGATAGGTTAGCTCCTGTTACATCACCACCACCTGTTATGTCACCACCAGAAATTAAGTTCTCTGCCTCTACATCACCAAATACTTTAACTATGCCAGTGTCTATATCAACCGTTTTAGTTCCAGCTACACTAATAACTCCACCGTTTGTAAAGTTTATTGCATCTCCTGAAGACGGTGTTGTCTCTATTTCATAGGCTGTAGCTTTATATGTTCCTGCTGCAGTAGAGCCCCATGCTGTAAACTCTAATTTATAATAAGTACCCGTGCTAATAACACGGATTATAGTTTCATCACCTACTATATTACCAGCTATATCATCATCATACGCTGTGTCCAAATTAGTAGTATATGTTCTAAGAGCTATGTCAGTTAGGTCATCCCAACCTCCACCCATAGTTTCAGTATTAACCTCACATCCAGATAGAATACCAGGAGTAGACCCAGCATTAAGGTTTATCCAATATTCTGACCCTGCATCACGCCATATTGTTACGTTACCATCTAGATTGAGTCTATCAGAATCACCGTATATTGCGTCTCCTAGTTCAATAGCTATGTCAGCTACATCTATAACTACTTCTCCACCAGCATACATAGCGTAGTTATTAGTTCCTACAGTTTGTGCGGCTAGATATAATCCATAAACATTTGTTGTAGTACCACCAACGTTGGTAACATCTGCTACTTTAATACCATAATAGTTTGTGATATCACCAGAAGTTGTGTTTAATGCGTTATCAACATACACTCCATAAGCTGAAGCTACTAAAGAAGTTGGAGTAATTACAGTATGGTCATAAATACCACCTGGAAAATCACTGCTAAAAGCACCGCCTATATCAATTTGTGCATAAGATGAGTCAGCGACAGGTTTGCCTTGAGAATTATATGTAAACCCACCTATGCTAAGGCCATCTTGAAACACTACTGTATCAGTTGCTGATAAAGTAACAGCTGATATGTTAGTACTTGACACTATAAAAGGGCTAGTAAAAGTACCAGTAACGATAACATCGTCACCATCTGTAGATGGTGTCAGTGTTGTCCCTGTCCTAGTCCAGTACTCCGCTCCTGCAGGTCCTTGTATCCCTCTATTTATCTCGAGTATCCTACTCTGACTACTAGTGCATATGTCTAATAAGTTTGCTGATGTAGTTACTGTTAGTATCATAGTGTAACCCCTTCCTGAACATTAAATGAACCGCGTATATAAATATCGTTTAGACTACTGGATACCAGAATTAAATCGTACACTCCACTAGTGAACTCATAAGCTAAACTAGTAACAGCTGGAAACTTTAATGTAACATCCCAAAAATCGTCTACTTCTAATATAGTTATTCTATCGTTCTCAGTAGTTAAACTATCCAACTCCGTACCATCTATTCTATTTCTAACTTGCATCTTAGCAGTGTATCCAGATAGATCTACAACTGAACCATCGTCTTCCTTAGGCGTGATTGTAATATCGTTAAAATCAGAGTTTTGTTTTATTGTTATATTATATTCTGGTGTCATTATACTTTCCTTTCTATTAATTTGCTTCCTGTTTTAGGACTCCATAGCAATATTTTGTTATCAGTTACCGCGCTTCTCTTTGGATGGTCTTCCCATCCCATTACATCTAAGTGTACCCAGTTTATGTCAGTTTCTAAACATCTAACATAGCAAAACTTATTTATGTTATCTAAAATATATTTACGTACATCAGAGGGTTCAATTCTTTTTCCAGCCCTATATGCATCAAAATCTATGGCCATCCCCAAATAGTGTGCTCCACCCTTGGCTCCTGTGCCACTTCGCTTACTCCTGTATCCTCTTTGACTAAACAAAGGGCTTCCTGTTGATTTAAAGCTCCAAGTGTTAGCGATAATGGTCCAACCAGTCTCTCTTTTAAGATTATCTAAGGTCATAATGAGTCTTATGTCCAGAAGTTTCCACGCCTCTTTGCCTAGTAAGGAATAAGTTTCCTTGTCTACTAGCTCTTTAATTCCGAAACCATTTGGCGTAAATCTATTTCCGTACATCTGTTACTCCTATTTCTTCTTCAATAATAAAAACAATATATCATCTAACTTCTTTTCTATCCTCACAAACCTTCCACATGTTTCCTCTATGTGGGCACGATAGTCCTCATAAGCTACTTTAGTATCGATTGTAATATGGTTTATCCTTACTTGTTCCATAGTACCATTTAAATTACTCCATAAAACTCCACATGCAAATATAACCCCTACTAAAAATATAACGTTCTTAACCCAATCCGTGCTTACAAAGTTCTTTACTTTCTCAGACATCTTTTATCCTCCTCTATATTGTAAACAACAAATTCGAATTAATTACCTGCAGCGTTCCGCTTTCAGTAAACGTATGTATTGTTTCGTGTGGTGCCACCAATTTTTTCGGTGTCCATGTATAATCCTCTGACATTGTTATCTTAATCCCATAGCAACTATCTTGTGTATTCCATGCGTCATTACTTTGCCACCCACTACCATAATAGACATCATAAATTTGAGCGTTTGTAGCTATAGCTCCTATCTCATCTTTAATCTCTCCTAGTGTGTAAGAAACACCTACTGGTAATCCGATTTCATTATCACCAGTAACCAAACTAAACGAACCTCCCAAGTACTGAGTACAAGGAATCTGATAAGAACCGGACTTATTAGACTGAATCCAATACCCATCACCAGCACTAAACGTATGCGTATCTACATTAGTAGTAACATACGCCTGAGTTGTTGGGTTCCAATACTGCATAGCAGTTACTGGTGCCCCAAAAATTCCATCCCACATTGTTCCTATTTCACTACCTGTCATGGTAGTTCCATTAATAGTGTTTACAAACAACCACCCATTTAAAGCATGCAAAGTTGTTGTTTTTGTTTCTGTCTGTTCCGTTCCCTCATTAGTTGTTATTGTTCCACCAATTACTTTGTATCCACCAGTAACATATCTTATTATAACTATACCAGACCCGCCTTTTCCACCATCTCCACTAGTAGAAGCAAATACATAGTATCCACCTCCTCCGGCTCCAGCTCCTGTGTTGTCATCACCGTCTCCTCCATCAACATAAGAAACGTTATTATATCCACCGTTTCCACCGATACTTGATCCACCGTTTCCTCTAGTTGTATCTATTCCTGCACCAGCTCCTCCTCCAGCAGCATACCTTTTTGGAGTACCAGAGATAGCATTAAGTTTTCCAGGTCCACCACTACCAGCATAGTAAATACCACCATCTTCTACAAAGTCTTCTCCTACTCCATCGGATGCTCCTCCTCCGCCTGCGCCCTCATGAACTGTAGCTCCAGGAATGTATCCGCCACCTGTTCCTCCATCGTTTCCTTGATCAGCCACAGCTTCCCCTGGGTTACCAATATATGATGGAGCTCCTCCACCAGATGCTCCGTCTCCTCCGTCTTCACCCCATGAACCACCAAAGCCACCCCCTTTAGAAGTTATTGTATTAAAAACTGAATCTTCACCGTTTTCAGCTGCACCCGCAGAAGTAGCACCTTCTCCACCGTCTCCTACAGTTACATCATATACGCCTACTGCTAAATCCATATCAGTATCAGTTTCGTAGCCACCAGCAGCTCCACCACCACCTACCCTGTGTCCGCCTCCTCCAGCTGCTGCTACTACTAATACTTCACAATTTAACATTTAGATTTCCTCTGCAAAGGCTACGCAGCCCCATTTACTTGTATCATCATTATATATAAATCCTATAGTCATAAGCTTACCCGCTGTTGTTGTAGTGGGTAGCGGAACTCCCGCAGATTCCCAATTAGTAGTACCCCAAGTTATCGCTCTTAAAGTACCGTTATCTTTTATCCTTATCGTTAACCTATCAAAATCAGAAGCAGTACCAGAATAACCAGAATCCATACTAGTTATAGCTGTAGCTAAAGCTGTTATGGTTACTGAATTATATAGCTCTACATCTATTGTAGGTGTAGCACTGGAAGTTATTGTTAATACTGTTGGTGGATATATTATCCCTGTCTTTTCTAAATAATTCTTAACGTACGCAGCTATACTACTACCACTAGCCCCTAATGAGGAGTTACCTAATATAGGTGCTTTTGTTGCCCCACCCGATACTTTATCTTCTAATAGTATCTCAGCACCAGTTAAGGTGTTGTCCGGATCAGATGCTCTTATTTCACTTAGTGTTGCCATTCTATCTCCTCCTTACGTAGATACGCTACTAGTCATTGTCCAAGCATAAGTACCTGTACTAACCTTCAAAAGCGTAGCGTTCTCGTATACATTATCAATTACAAAAACTCCTGTAGCTAATGCCCATTTAATATTGTTGCCTGTAGCACCAGTACTATTATGTATATTAACTGTAGCTCCTGTTGATGACTTAATAATTATACTCTGTCCTATACAACCTCCTGTAAAACCATACAGAGTAGTTGTAGCTGTACTATTTATTACGTACATGTTTCCTGTTCTTGTAATACCGTTTAATGCTGCTATGCCTGAAGTTGATAGTGTTAAAGAAGGTGTTATCGATGTACTTAAACCAAAGTTCTCATCTATTCTTCTTCCTATTACCTCACTGTTGGCCGAAATAACCGTTGAATGCATTTGTGCCATGTTATACCTCCTTAATTTTTTCTATCAATCGCAATCTAGTTGTGGTTCCGTCTTGCGCATGGTCAATCCCTATAATATAGAATGATTTATATCTATATATTTCACCCTCATCCCAAGACTTATAATGACCACCCTCCTTAAACCTACCAAATTGTCCAACATTCTGTAACTGCAATCTGACTTCAACCTCGTCTAAAAGAGTTACTTGACTTGTTTCTGTATAATCAAAAGGTATGTCTAAGTAACACCTTGCCTTTGGATCTTTTAATTCTGCTAGTTTATTGTCTAATGTAGCTTGTTTTTCATCAGGACTGGTAAGCATTTCATAGTTCTCTAAAGAATATATCTTAGAACCGTAATTTAATATAGATGTGTAGTCCCTTGCTAGTATCCCTGAATTATCTCCATCAGGTAATAGAGTAAAGTATGTTCTATAGAAGTCACCACCTGTTTGTGAATACCTCACCGACTGACCAGCAAAAGTATACCCAGTACCCTCATTAACTTCACATGCTATTGTTTTATAATCAGTAAGATAATCACACGTAATCCTCACAACCTCTGCGTATTCAGTTCCCTCTAGAGTTATGTCTTGTAATAGTTCCATGTCTATACCGTCTTCTCTTAAAGCAGTAGTAGCATGAACAGCAATAACCAACCCCTTTAGAGTAGTATTATTTGGAAACATATAACCAGTAGAACCAACAAATATGGCGAAAGAAAAAGAAGTAGCATACGGTTCTACATAAAATGTAAATGAACCATCAGTGCTTGTGTTGCTATCAAATATAATAAGATTACGCACTAGCTGAACACCTGAAGTATATCCAGTAAGATTTAATATATTATTCTTATCGTAATCATCTAGTATCAATACCATTAATATCTCCTTAGTGGTGTATATTAACTACCCCTGAATGCAATACAGTGCCACCAGGATTAGTCCAATATAAAGTATAGTTACCGCTGCTAAGACCCATATCACTAAAATAAACAAAATTCTTTCCTTGTCCTCCTGCAGGAAATCCACCCTTTGGCGTGGTATAAACTGTTCCAACAGTTGTAACACCACTTTTCCAAGTAAGTGTTACCGCCTCATCATCACTTTGATCCCACGTCACAGTTAAAATCGCACTGTTATATGTATCCCACGGAATAGCATAAGCTGATACATTTGTTACAGTTGTCACTCTATTCTCCTAACGCAAACCCAGAGCCAAATAGCTGGGTGTATTGTGTAAAAATTTCTGAGCTTGTCTTTACAACATCAGAAATTTTCATTCCGTGATAATATATTACTCCAAGATCATCTGTTTTAATTGTAAAATCTAATGTAGCACCATTGCTTTTTTCCATCTGATTAAACCCACAACCAGCAATCTTTTCTCTACTAGAATCAGCAGACACATACCCAAGTTCAGCAATATATGCTATCTGTATTAGTTTCCCATTTATATAAAACGTTAGATATTTTTCTGTAGTATCAACTGTTATAGCAATATAACTTATAAACTCTTCGCCTAAAGTATATCCTATAGGCTCGTTAGTAATTTCAGATATGTAATACCCATACCCAAAAGAAAATGCTGTTGTGCCTGTAACATAGTTTACATCACCATTTTCATCAACCATAAAACCCTCAAACTTATGACCTGAACCTGTCTCGTTAGCAAACCCTAAATTATCATTAGCATCATAAGTCCATACAAACAACGGATAATACTTATACGTGGTAAACCCATATGTTATATCTTTAATAGGAAGTCTGTTTATTTTAGAAGATACCATCATCTCTATTGTATAGCTTCCTAAACCTGAGAATATATCAGTCTCAGCTCTGTACCAGTTATTAGCTGCATATCCAAAAACTCCTGGAGCCCAGTAATCATCAACCGTATTATCAATACTTAAGGTATTCCCATTACCTGTCTGGTCAACTATAGACGTTCCTGTACCACCATCATAATCAGTTGCATCCATAGAATACAAGGCTATACAATCGGAGTCATCTTGAAAGTTTTCTTTATCAACAATAGTAGCCCCAAAGTAAGTAAAGAATAAATCGTTTCCTCTTGTAAGACCAGCTATACCCCCACCGTCGGTAGCTATAGTATTCATCATAGCTAATAAACTATCGCTATAAGGAGTTACATCATCATATATAATTTCTTTCCTTAGGAATCCGCCTAATGAATTAATTCCTAATTCTGGATAATAATTATCAAATATATCTTTTACATACTGTATTATGGATTGCCCGCTTGTTCTCTTAACTCTACTCGTAATGTTTTCTAAAATATAATGATCTCTTAACATATCCAATTTAGAGTTTACAAGCATCTCACATATGAAACCGTCTTTATATTTAGGTTCTAAAGTAAGTACACCATCGATTAAAGGAAGACGTTCTATCTCTTCACCATCTGCAATAGATTCTTCATACTCATAAAACTCATAAAACCTTAGTCTACTGTGATACATATAGTATGTTTTTACCCCTGTACTGTCAGTCCATAGTGAATCAACAGTTCCTTGTGGATTAAACGAACCTAACTCGTTAGTAAATCTTAGTGTAGTAGATGTCTGCTCAAACTTTCCTTCAAGTTTTTGGTCATCTAAATCAACTGATACTCCACTGACTCTCTCTACAAATAAAGAAGTAACATCTTGCCACTCAGGTTCCCACACTAATCCGTCTACAAGATTATCTTGGTTACCAACTCGTCGCTTAATCTCTACTCTAAATACTTTTTGGTTAGTTCTAGTTAACAACTTTACTCTCCACTAAACTTATTTCAGCAATACCTTTGGTCTTATTGCCGTATTGATTTCTACCATAAGACCCACTAGCAACAACATAATGTATATCATCTATAGATAATGTGTTATCAATATCAGAACCTGTATCAGGACAAGGGAAAAAATCATATATCCCACCGTTAATTTCTATTGATTTTAAGAAGGCAGACTCATCAGCATCAGGTCTCATAATAGTCATGCTAGAATTGTATTGAGCCTGTCGTCTATTCTTAACCATAGTTCCATTATAATCTTCATACGTAGATGCTTTAGGGTCAGTTACTTGTTCACTATAGTTTATAACCTTACCCTTAATTATTTTTGCTTCTCTTTGACCTATGTACAATTCACCAATATATTTTTCTTGGTCTGGTGTCTGTGTAGCAGTAAGAGTTACTCTAATATATCTACCATGATTAGCGCTCTCCACTTCTATTCTTTCACCAGCAGCAGTAAGTACTAAAGAACCATCGTCTAATTGTACATACTCAACACCTGTTAACGCATCTGTATACCAATGTATACTAGATAAAGTATTAGTTGTGAACGAATACAAGGTAGACCATGTAGCATTATCATCACTTACTTCTATTGACCCTGATTTAGCGTTTATCTTTAGTAACTTAATAGCAGTTATATAGTTTATACCGCCCATATCAAAGGTAATATAAACTGAAGTAGTATCATCATCAGCCCCTGTTGTGTATAAGAGACGGTCAGACCTGTGATCGTATATTAATTTCTTATCTACCTCATACCAATTAACAGCTGGTAACAAAGTTAATGTAAAGTTAGTATTGACATTTAAGTCAGCGTAATTTGATTGACAAAATTCTGGTTGAAATGTCATATTATACTCCCATCTCAGAAATTAAGAAGTTTTGATTATTGATTGCTTTAGTCAATATCCTTAATTCTGTATCACCGATTATCATAGTACCCTTTTCTTTTGCTATCTGTCCTATGGCAGATAGTTTAGAAGATATTGTAGCCAGCATGCCTGTTGTATCTCCTACAGATGACCCAGCCCTTATATCGGCTGCTTGAGATGCGGGTATAATCATCTCACCTTTATGTATATTTGCTACCATATCTCTAGGAACATAATCAGTTCCAGTGGCAAAACTACCATCTGCTTGCATTGGACCTTCAGCCCCTCCTGATCCCAGACGAAGCATTGTTTTTATAAGGCTGCCAACTCCTGGGAGAAAAAAATCTATAAAGAATGCAATAATTTCAGTAGCTAAGAAGTCAGCTATCTTCTTATATATTAAATCCAGAATAGTTTCCCATAATGTTTTAAAAAATTTGGTTAAGGTAACAGCATTCTTATCCCTGTCCTTCTTGGCTTGTCTCTCAGCCTCGTCTATATCTCTTTGTCTTTTCTTATCCAAATCAGCCAAGTCATCTTGTAACTGTTTATAAGCTGCCCTACGCTCTTCAAAAGATGTAAATACTTTAGTGTTATAATCCTCTAATAAATCTTCTCTTTTTAAATTTGAAGCTAAATCTATATCCGCTAGGTCTTCCCCTAACTTCTCGTTTATCTTATCTTTTTCTGTGTTTGTGAATAACTCAAAAAACATATCAGACATTGCCTCACCTAGTTTTTTTCTTATATCTAAAACATCAACTAAAAAATCTTTAAACCTTGTTTTAACATCATCAAAATAAGTAAGCAACGTTGGAGGAGCGTCTGCTTTTCCTCCCTTTCCGTTAACCCCTTTTCCGTTAACCCCTTTTCCGTTAACCCCCTCGAATAGAGTATTCTTTAACTCAGCATAAGAACCTTTAAACTCTTTAATATATTTTATAAACGATTCGGAACCATCCTTTAAATGTTCTGTTAAGTTTCCTATGAATGCATCCATAGGTGTATTAGTTGTAACGCCAGGATTATCAGTCTCAAATTTAGCTAAAGTAACTTGCAATGCTTGTAACTTTTTATTTGTAGCTTCTATTTCTTTAGGGGTAAGTGGCTCATACTTTCTTTCTGTTATTCCAAATATAGCCCCCCAATCTTCCCATGCCCAACCGCTTTTTACTTTTCCTTGTGATAGAGCATTATTAAGGGTCTTTATTTTATTTTCAATGTCAGCCTTCTTCATTATCTTTTGAAATTTTTCTATTCCTCCAGATGCCATAACAATAGCTACATAAAATATACCAAGAGAAACAGATAAACTAAGTATCCCAGCCATTAATCCACCAGCAGCCAACACTGATAATGCGCCAGCTATACCGTATATAACGCCCTTAACCATAGAAACCGTCTTAAATAGAGCTAGAACTATAACTAAATCAAACAATACGTTTAAGAAGTCTTTTAGTTTCTTCATATCCATGGCTTCAATAGCAGCGGCTATACCATTCCAAAATCCGTGTATCTTTTCTGAAATCTTATAAGTATTATCTTCTAAAATATCGTTAACTGATTTTAGCTTCTTTAGAATTATTTTAAAGGAATCAGCAAAGGCTAATCTCTGTATATTCTCTACCGTAGTAGAAATAGCAGACCCTATAGCAGCCCATGTCATTTTAAACTTTAAAGAAGCTTCATCAAATCCTTTTAAATAACTAGCTAGTTTTTCTAAGAAATTTCCGTCCTTCTTCCATTGAGCTGTTATATCTCTCCATGTAGGACCCAACTGAGCCTTTAAGAACAAAGATAAAGTTGTACCTTGTCTTGCTAGTCCCTCCATAACTGCGCGCATTTCTTGCGCATACTGTATATTCTGATTAGGCATACCAGCAGTTAATACAGCAATAGTATTAACAATAGTCTTAAATCCTTTTATCTGTTTTGCATTATTTAAATCTAAGAAAACTCCCTGCTTCTGTAGCTCTCTATTAACTAATGACATCTGATGTCTATTAGCCAACGTATCTTTATTTATTTCTATTAATGTTAACTGAAGATCGTGGGCATATTTGTAAGATTGCTGAAACGCACCAGCAAGGTCATCAGTACCTTTTCTAGCAACGAAGGATGTAACTAGAGCAGCACTCTGTGCTACGTCCATATTGAACTTCTCAACCGCTTTAAAACTCTGCATGAACGTCTGCTTAACAGCATTAATAGCAGCTCGATAAGCATAAAGCCTAATTATAGCTCCCACAATACTGCCGCTAAGTAGATTAGTAGAGCCAGCATACCTTGAACTAGCTCTAGAAGCCCCACCCATGGTATTGCTAAACTGACTGAATTTAGTAAGCATTCTATTCATAGAGCCTACTAATTGGGTAGTATCCCCTCTAAATTTTACTGTTACACTATCGGTCAATCCTGCCATACCCATATTATTTTCCTTTTTGAACTATATTAGTAATGTTCTCCAACAAAGCTATATTCTCTGGAGATTTCTCATCTGTATCAACAGGATCAGACATCTCCATTTCTTCCTCAGCTAAAATAGCGTTCAGTCCCTCGTAACCCTTTTTGCTGCCCGCTATCTTTAACTTAGTATCCAATTCTAGCGCTTCCGCTTTTCTTAGATATTTTAATGTGTAATATACCTCTTTAAACGTAAACGTCAGAATCTCTTGTGGAGACATCTTCAATTGGTGACATAACTTAAAAACTATTTCGTTCCATTCAATCTCTGGAGCACCTACTTCTTCTGAGTCTGTACTCCCTTGTCGTTTTTTGGGTTAGGTCTTGAATCTTCGATTGTTAACATCAAAGCTTCTCCTAAAACATTTAAAGTTTCTATATCCAGCAACGACCTAAAGACATCAATACTGTCATTAAACTCGTCCTTCTCTACTAACAAATCCCATCCTACCTGTGTAGCCCATGTAGCAGGTTGATTCTGCATATTTTCCATAAGCTGTTCCATGGATTGTCCTCTTTTTTCATACTCAATCATTTTTGCTAAATCAAAACGACTTAGCGTCAATTCTTTAGTTACTTCGCCAATAGTTAACTTAAATGTATTACCTACTGGTTGACTTACTAGTTCATATAATTTTGCCATTTTTTCTCTCCTTATGTAAGTTCTTGAATAGTATCATAACGCTTGAACGCATAGCCCAAATCGTTATCAAACATGACTTTAATTGATAAATCTACATTGGCCCATTCTTTAGCAGCCATTCCTGCAGGTACTGAGTTCATTTTAACTCTTGGAAACCTGTCCATAACAAACTCTCCATTTGACTTCTTCTGTGAAACTAACCACATATCAAACTCAACTGGAACTGGATTTTCACCAAATGAATATTCATTGTAACCCTCGTTAGGTTTACGAACATCAAAGAAAGCTACATCGCCTGCAGTCATTCCAATAGTTCCTGATCCTCCTGTTAATGCAAATCCTACAGCAGGAACATTAACAGTATCTCCTGTTACAACAGTTAAAGCAGCAGTAGTAATCTTTAATGTATCAGTAGTAAAAACTTCATCAGTTCCTCTAGTGAAATCATTATCAGTAACAGCATATACATCAACAGCTGCAGCAGCAGATGTGCTACAAGTTATCATGTATCTACCTTCTTTTAAATTAGCTACTCCATTTCCTGAAGATGTTGATAAAGCAATTGATGCAATACCAGTAGTAGCATTTGAAACAGAAGTTCCGTAATCATTAGTTAAAGTTGTAATATTACCACTAACTTCAGCAGCTTCGCTTGTGCTAACTGTGTAACCAGCAATAGTATACAAAAACGGTTTAAACTCAGAAATAGTCAACGCAATATCATTACTGATATTACCGTCTGACGAATCCCAAGCACTAGGATTACTACCACCATAAAGGTCGATTTGTTCACGTTCCATAGTCGGGTCATACGTCTGAACAACTTTTACCATACCGTAAGGCAACTTAGTTGTCTTATTAACAGCAGTCATTGACGTTATACCAAAACTTGTTCTTGGTTTATTTAGTGCCATGATTTTTCTCCTTTCTTAAATTATCTTTTCTTGAGTCAAAGTGGGCTTCCACTTTTTATCAATACCAGAATATTTTTTACCCTTTTCGAATTTGAGGTGTACATCATTATGATGTATCTCAAAACTGTGTTTAGCCACGAAAGAAGGAATATTCTTTGTTTCCTTAATAGAGCTAGATTTTTCCATTCTGTCCTCCTTACTAAAACGCAAACGTTACATTAAATGCTATAGAAGCTATATCATAAACTGTACCGGCTGCTGTTTCTAAAAGCTTAGAATCCATTTTACTGATTTCTGGATTTAAATCCTGAAATGTTTTAACGATTTTCTCTTGTACTAATTCTAGTAAGACACGATTCATTCTAGCTTTAATTTTCCCAACATTACCTTCCCCTGTATCCAATATAAAACAAGTTAGTCTTATAGGATATGTAAGTGAATGAGCATAACCAGTACTACTAGCTGCTCCAATCACAGGGTCTCCTCCAACAAACTGAAAAAACGACATAGGATACGGTGGTATGTCAGACATACTCCAAGTGTAATAAGAATCACAATTAAAGCCTCCTAACAGATAGTCACTTTTTTCTTTATCAATAGCGTACATATAATCGTTAAGGTTCTCTTTCATAAGAGTCTCTAGTTCACCCATAAATGTTTCTAAATCATACTTAGTAACCACCTTTTTTACCTCCAGATATAATATAATCGTTTAGGGTATTAACCCATCTTTCCTGTCTATTAGTTCCTATCGGATTTAATTGAACAGGGTTTCTAGAAGGAACCTGCGTTCCTCCAAGACCAGGGTGACCATCAGCATTCCATTTAGCTTTAGGATTTGTTGTACCTATAGTTAATTGGTTACCAGTAATCTGTTCTACCCTCTCACTTGAATCTCCTGAATCAGTTAATGAATCCATTAACTGCCCACTATCCACTAAAATAGGGTATAACCCTCCAGTTATGGAGTTCCTCTTATACCTTGCAGACATTCCAAGAGGATTATAATCATCGAAAAATGGGGTTTTCCCATTTCCGTACTGACTAAAGATTTCCTCCGTGTTAGTAGCAAAAAAATCTGCACCTAATTTTTGTAATGCCGGACCAAGTGATAGCGAACTTTTTTTAATTTCTCTTAACTTTTTAACTAGTAAAGATGATACTCCTTTAGTGGCACCACCAGAGATGAATCTAAATAAGTCTGTTTCAAAATCTAAGTCTTTTACACGAAGAACTTGTACATTACTTTCCTTAGAAGTAACCGTTACTATTTTTTCAGAGTAATCTACAACTATTCTAGGAATTCCAAATTCACCTGCTCTTGCAATAGCTGCATTAGCTTTACCTGTAGACAACCATCCCTTTGACTCCCACAATTTAATACGTGTTAAGTATTTCCTTTCATAAGCTGGGTTTTCACCCCTACCTATTAACTGGGTTACCATTGGGCAGTCTCCTTTGTTGCTTCAGCAGTAATATCGTTAGCAGCTGTGTAGCTGTAAGAATTTACTGTAGAAGCAGCGGCTGTATTCAACAATCTGAAACTACCATCTCTTATTTGATCTAGTTTTTTCTGAAAGCCACTATGACTAATCCCCCTCGGTACGAGAGCTTGATTAACAGAAATATTGACTCTATTCTTTCCTAGAACAAAATTTACTTCGTCCCTGACATATTCAACACATAAATTCTTAAGTATTAAAAGGTCAGTCGCATCAGTAACTGGTACTACATATTCTTGAGCTACAGCAGAATATATCAAAGCAGTTGCCTGATCAATCCAACCTTCAACAACATCTTTAGATGGTTTAGTACTAGCGGACAGTACTACTCCTTGATAGAAAGCATCTAAATCAGTAGTTAGACAAAGCCTTGTATATGCCATTTTTAGTACCCCGCTCCTTGAGTAATCACAGTAGCGCTAACTGTTGTAGCAGTACTTAAAACTGTAGTAACTCTAGCTCGTATATAAGTATACGGAGCAGTGATTCCTACATTATAAGATGATGTACTAGCGCTTGATGTACTATCAATAGTTACATAACTCCCTGTAGAGGTAGCTGCTGTAGTACCATCAATAATAACAACTTGAGCAGCAGTATTACCTGTTACTACTACTGAAACATTACTCTTCTCAGTTTTAGCATAGGATAATGCAGTTCCAGTGTTTACACCAGCTGATGAACCAGCTGCAACTGTTAACAATGTATAATTCGCGTTCATTAAAACCATAATGGTCTCCTTTCTTATTGATACTTTGGTCCTTTACGTACGTAACCGTACATATTACTTTTAGTTCGTCCTGCATACATTAAATAAGATGGTACCATGACTTGTATACCTTTTCCGTAAAGATAAGGAATCCAAAAATCAACACACGCTGTTTGATTATTATATTCATCTTCGTCAAAAGATGCCCATATTTCAATACCATAAATATTCAACGTATCAATCTTCTTAAAACCTAAAGCCTCTTGTGCAGCCACATATGCTAAAACATGTGCGATTGTACTTGTAAAAAATGTTCCAGGAATAAGAGAAGTAGTTACGTCTTTTGGAAATGTTTCCATAGTACGAACATTATTCCCTTTAGAATCTACTAACGTCTCAGCAAAAGACCCAATAATTTGGGTATCTGTAGCTTCGCGCAAGTACTTCATGTACTCCTCTTGGGGTATGCCATCAGTTACGCATTCATTTAACATAGCTTTCCAGCCATCCATAATGAATAACTTATCCATTTTATGCCCATATGCCCAAGAATGATTCACTCCCCATATTTCTCCATAAGGCGGTATAACTAAACCAGACGGTGCTCTGCCCATAAAATTTACTACTCGTAAATCAGACCTAACAACATCAGTTTGTGCAACCACTCCAGGAACCTTATAAGGGTGAATAATCGGCTTCTTTACTTCTTTAGATTTTTGTTCATTTAATATAGGTTTTTTAGTCATTTAAACTCCTTTAACCTCTTCTATTGCTCCACGATCAAGCAGTTGCTCAATCTGGCTTGCGCTACTTTCAAAAGGTTGCCCTATTGAAAACCCTTTAATATTTGCTTTCACAATATATTTCTTGTCAGTAACAACAACTTCTTCTACTTCCATATCTCGATGGTGTCTTTTTTTCTTGGCCACTGGTGTTTTCCTTTCAGATGCCTTTAACGCTTTAGCTTCATCTTCCTTAGGGGATTCTGTAGCCTTCCTGTCAACAAGCTGCACCTTATCCTCTTTAGCCTCAATAATCTCTTTATCTTGGACTTCTTTACTAGTATCGGGTAGTAAAGATTCAAGTTTAGTTCTCGTTGCGTTCTGAGGGAAATCAATGTTTAACCCAACCAATTTTTCTTTAAGTTCATATAATTCTAATTTTTTCATCCTGTACTCCTTACGCTACTACAGCGTCTATATAATAAGCTGCTGTTACGTCTAATAAAACATCATCATATTCTTCTTCCATTCTTACGAACTTAGAATATTTAGGGTCTGTATTATCATACGAATCTACTTCAGCATCATCTAAAACAAAACTGTAACCCAAAGAACGTTGAAATTCTTGTGGTTGTGGATCTTGGTTAACATATGCCAATAGCATACCTTTACCCCATACTTCAGTTAGACTTGAAGTTGCTCCTTTAATAGCAGTTTCATATTGAACGTCACCAACTATTAGTTTTTCTAAACCGAATGCTTTTGCTACTTCAGCTTCTGTAAGTGATCTAACTGGAACTGTTCCATCTGGAGCAATACCGTTAGTTTTCTTGATTTGTGGGTGGTCTTGTATAATTTCAAATACCTCAATACCCATAATCCCAACATTAGCTTTCATGTGAGCTGCACTTCTGATTGTCTGTTTAGCCGTTCTTACATCACCAATTGGGTCAGAATTAACAAAATCACTCCACTGGTCTGCACCTGATAAAGTAACATTATTAGTAATGTTTGATGTACTAAATAAAGCATCTGCTATTGCATACTCTTTACCCATTAACACTGCGCTTCTTAACATTTTAGTAAACATGATTTCAGCGTCCCTCATGCCCGCTCTCCAATCACTATTACTGAACTTAAGACCATCGTCTTTTGTAACCATAATCTTCAATGAATGCTTCTCTGTGTGCCAAGCATCTGCCTTAGTTAATTGAACGTTAATTTCTGGAGATTTTGTTCTTCCCACTATAACGTCATGATAAACTTTCAAAAATTCTTGTGATGTAGTTCCAGAATTGATAACCTGACCGTCTTTTGATCCAACACTAATTGTTGGTAAAATCATGTCATGTATAAAACTCTGATCTTTTGGCATATAGCCACGGAATAAGTTCGTTAGGACTTCATCCGGCATAATTGCAATATTATTACCCATTTTTATTCTCCTTTCTTATTTTAAGTTGATTGACCCGTTAAAGTCGCAACAACGATTATATCACCAGCTGCAGTAGATACGTCTTTTGCTTTAGCATAAAACATTCCACCAGCTGTACTTAACTTACCTGCTCCGCCTGTTGAGGCTGCTAGGTTTGCACCAATAGTAACTGCACCTGTAGCAATAGCGAGAAATGAATCCCCTGTTCCTAAAACACCACAGTCAGCTTCTTCTCCAGCTCCTGGAGTATTCTGCAAAATGAACACGTTCATTCCAGGTTCATTTTGTGCAACAGCAGAAATTTTAACGTGATTTACATCACTCTGATATACGAAATTGTATTGTTTAGATGCCAATGTGCCAGTTGTCAAAAAGGTAACTGTATCACATGGATTCTGTAGTGGTAAACTTGGTATAGCCATTATTTATCTCCTTTCTTCTTATTGTTTTCTCTTATAGACGTAAGAGCCGATTCATACGTTACTTTGTTTTCTGCAGCGTATGCTTTAACTTCTTTATCTTCTTTTTGCGCATCTGTTATTTCTGACTCATCTTCATTAGCGCTTGAGCCTGTTTGTTCGAATTTTGCAATAGCTGGCATCTTTTCTGCTAATTCCTTAGCTGCAGTATACCCTATAGCATCGAATGCTAGTTTGTTTACCTCATTGGTAGCTTGAGTAGCTTTACCCTCAGTAATTAAGCTTGCAAGAAGGCGTTCTACGTTCTCACTTTCCTGTGCTTCATTATGATCTGCTAATACTTTCTCAGCATTAACCTTTGCTTCTAGAGACTCTTTAACTGATTTTTCCATTTCTGGAATACGAGCAGCATCAACTATTAGTTGTGCAACATCACAATCAAAATTGTCCTTTAAAGCAGCGAACATTTCTTTCTTATCCATAACTTTTTCTCCTTTCATTAATTTATTTAACAAACGGGTTGAACCCGCATTATTAACATCTTTACCACCAAACGCAGTGCTCATTTTTGGAGCGTCCACGGCTCCCATAGATGAATTATAGAACACTTTACCGTAAGTTCCATCTTTTATATGACCATCAAAATTTCCTATGAACGACTGTACCTTATTAGTAAAAACATCCGATTCTTTAGGTTCCGATAGTACATCATCTACTAAATTCATTTCTTTGCTTTTTGTAGCATCTAAAAACGTATCTTTCTTCATCATGCTCTTTAATGAGTCAAACTCATTACCAGTATTATCAGATAAGTGTTGAATCAACTTATCATTAATCTCTTGAGCGCTTTTTAAATCTTCTTCAATCTCAGAAACTTTACCATAAGTAAAGGTTGAAACTTCATGAATCATCGTTCTTGAATTCTCACCTATATATCGTTTATTTCCTGCTGACAATAAGACTGCACCACAAGAGTCAGCTTCTCCCAAACATATTGTGTTAACGTTTGATTTAAGGCCTTTCATTGCATCTAAAATAGCGAATAAAGAAAATACCTCACCTCCCCAGGAATTAATAACTATATTAACATCCTCACTATTTTTAGCATCTAGTTTCATCATATTTTTAATTAATGTTTCAGAAGTTTCTTGATTGAAGTTATCAAACAAGAATAACGTTCTTTGCGCATCAAAATCAGATAAACTAATTGTCATTTTCGTCCTCCTTTACTCTAGTATTTTGTATCTGAGACTTTAAGCCTCTCATATGACCAGCGAAACTAATAAAGTCCCCTGTTCCTTTAAAAAATCCATCGACTTCTTCCTGTTGTGCTTCGGCATAGTAAAATATACCTCTACGTCCTACTCTATCGACTTCTAAGGGAAACCCCTTTGTTTTTAGATATGCTGCACATGCTAAGTCGCGTGTGTAAAATTTACCTTGTTTGTTAATTTCATTGCTCATTTTGTACTCCTATTTGCCTTCATCTGGCGATTCTGCTGGTTTTTTCTGTTTATCAGGATTCTCCTTATCTTGGTCATCCTGATCTTCTTTATAGTCAGGAGTCTCATTTATATCTCTAATAGATGTATCGTCAATATCTGGTAGATTAAGATCATCTCTGACTCTTTTTTCCAGCCTATCATCTGGCTGTATAATTTTAGATGTCACATATCCTCTCATTACTTCCATCATCGCTCTGGCATCTTTTCTGGCAATACCTGTCACTAACATATCTAGTCTCTCTTCTGGTTCACCAAAGTTGAGTACATAATATGAATGTGTTAAAGGATCAATTTTACTAGCAATATACTTACCAATAAATAAAAGGCTGTTTAAGAACATTTCCATCTGTCCCTCGTTCTGTGCGTTACCACCAGACTTCTGAGTACCGATTGCGAGGAATCCTGCTAGTATGGAGTCCAGAATACCCATATCTTCACGTTTAATGGATGTATCCACCGCTTCTGAGTTATATTCACCTTTTTCTATCATAAAGCCATCTTCTTTCAATCTCTCGTCTAAAATGACGAATGCTTGCTCATGTGACGTATATGACTCTCCAACTGCTTTAACAGCAGCAAGTTCTGTATCATCTAAAATCATACTCTTAGGAAGGAAGAATATCGGAGTTCCAACAGACATTTTTTCCTGACCTATCATATCTAATCTTAAATAAAGGTCTTTTCTAATATAATTACCATATGCGGCTCTTAGTACAGAAATTCCCTCAAAGTTGTCTCCTTCTTTCTCATTTGTGAAAATCATCAGCTCATCGCCTTTTATTGTCACATCATTCTTTCCATATGCTTTTTGAAGTATACTTACAACCTCAGCATCTTTTACATCCCATTTATCTATTGTGCTCTGTTTCAAGAATCCCAAACTCTTTAAAGTTACTACCGAACCTAATTTAACGTCTTCAACTACGTGTGAGTACGGTTCGAAGATAGAAAACCCCATTGGCAGGAATGACAGTATCTCATGAAGCATTTCGCTCCATTTCTGTGTTCCCCAGTTATTTAGCAGTTGATTCTTAAAATACGCCTGTTCTATCTGTTTTTCGTCTTTATCGTCTTTTGGGGAATATTTGAACGTTCCAGACTTAATAGGAGTCATTAGAACGTTTAACAGCCGTTTTATCTGATAATCAGACCTACGCATCTTATCATATATTGGATAGGAGGCTGCTGGTGTAGTAAGTGCACCAAGATACTCCTCATATATACGACCGCTCACAAATTTCGTTCCCGGATTACTCGCTCTATTATTAGTGTACTTACTCGCCTCAGCCTGATTTGTTTCTTTTGTTTTCTCTACCATTTTAATACTCCAATGCGTAAACGTGAGTTTTAGCTTCAACTATCGGAACCAGCGTACTTTGTGTACTGGAACTCTTAGTTCTCGCGCTTCCTTTAGATACAAAAAGAATTTTACCACCAATTTGCTTATTTCTTATATAGTTACCTATAATAGCAGCTTCTGCCGTATCTGGTGAATATCCTAATTCTTTCTTGAAGGTCTTTTTATCCTGTATCTTAATAAACTTCTCTTCTACGTAATATTTAAGAGAAAGTGTCTGTTTCTGTAACTCTGGGTCATCACATAGATCAATATTGCCATTTTGTATATCCATTCTCCAAAGCCAGTGAGCTTCGGCTCTTTTATTTCTAAAAACAAAATGTTCCATCCCATCTGGATGTGACGTTGGTGATTCTGAAGATTTAAAAACTTCTATATAAATTCTATCCTGTGCGAGCAAGTCTATAAGGGCGGCACCGAGACCTATGCCATCAGCTGCCACATTATACATTCTCATACGATAATCCTTAATTCTTTCCTTAACTATCTCTTTTAGTGGTATACACGTGTCAAATTTATACCGTTCTATCCATAAAAGCCTATGATCGTCAAAAAACGCCAAAGTTGAGTAATCGTTACCTTCTCTAGCCACATCGATGCCTAAAAACGTTGGTTGGCAGTCCATCTTGTCAATTTCGACTTTACACTCCTTATACCACGCAAATTGGACCAATTGGTTCGGATCTCCGCCATATTCCCAGTTTCCTTTAACATATCTCTGATATTCAGCTTCTGGCAGGTTTTCTAGCGATTCTAAGTACTCTTTTGTATTATAAGGGTTATCATGCGGCAGCGCTTGTTGGAAATAATAAGGAGCTTTGAGTTTCCCTTCACTCCATGGGTCGTACCATTTAAACTTCACCCAATTATTATCAGGGTTACATGTTAGTAATATGAATGGTGGTATGTCGTACTCGAAGTTCTTCCATCTCCCAACACGAGTTATAAGAGTTGAGAACGCAATCTCCGAACATTCATTAGCCTCTTCTATATCAACGCCAGTTATCTCTAAACCACGTAGTTTGTTCAACTCAGGGTCATTTGCGATATCTGCCTCTACAAACACTATTTCTGAACCATTTCCGTAATTAGCCGTAAACTCGGACTTATTGAACTTCATCCTGTTTGGATCTCCGTTCATTTCTAAAATCTTTCTGTAAGAAGGTAGTGTGTTACGACGTATGGTAGATAATGATTTCCTTACAACAGCATACCGTGTTCCAGGATACTGTTGTGCCATCTCATCGAGGAAACCTATAGTTACAATCGTTTTCCCGCCTGCAACACCACCTCCATAAAGTAGATATTTGTATTTTCTTGATTTTATCGCCTTTACATATTCTAGTTGTTTCGCGCTTAAAGGCATTCAAAAACCCCCTACTCGTCAAACAAACGTTTTTCGAAGGTAATATTTCCTTTATGCTCCGTTATATCATGTGAAAGTTCTAAAATCTTAACTAGGTCTCTTAGAGCACCCTGTTTGTCATATAATACGAAGTGTACGTTTTTATTCCCCATCTTATCAAAAGTTATCTTTACGTCTTTTATACATGCTTTATCAGCTCTTGTTAGATTTGACCAATCTTCGAAGGACATTTTGTTGTCTTTGTATTCCCCATAGTCTGCAAGATTACTAAAAGCTATATTTTTTATTTCAGCAAGAACACGCAGTTTATCTATGTCTCCTTCTTTCAGATACTCTCTGACTTTTTGTTCTATGTATTTTTTATTTTTTACGATTATTTGTCTGACTGATTGTTTTGTGAGTTTCGGAAACTCGTCGGCTGTGGATATTACTGGGTATTTTTCGCAAAATAGGGTGTTCTTTAGATACGCGTCGAGGATCGGCAAGTCTTTGTGATGTGGCTTATACGTATTATCGTTGGATTTGTTACCCATACTGAAACCTTACACTATTTTTGGGTGAAAGTACAATTTTTTATATTTTGTTTTTCTAATGTGTTTTGTGCTTTTTGAGACTCTTGAGAATCTGCCCTTGCGGTATGATGTGCCTATCCATGGCACTATTAAAATAAACAAAATCGGATAATCCCCGCCTACGCGCGACAGCCTGCTTTGATGGCGCGGGAATAACAAAACGGAGAGTTGGCCAAGATCATTACGGCACTCGCGGACTTAAAAAACAATAACAGCAAGTGTAATGCTGTAGGCCTTACAAGCCATAATACAGCACCACTAAAAACAAGATGTTCAAGCAGTTCCGGCTGGTCTGCTAAAAACCAGCCAATAATATATAAGGAGTTAATATGAAAGCTAAAGCAACGGGTACATTCGAACGTATGATATCTTCGGGAGGCCGTCCACCTAGAGGAACGCATACTATGAAGATGACCAAAGGTAGAGAGATAACAGCAATGCGCGCTCGACATGGAGCAGAACAGCCAATGAAAACATATGTACTATGGGACTTAAAAGCAATGGGACTAAAAGACTAAGAGACACAGAGACACAGAGACACGGAGGAGGTGAGACACATGGACATTGAGTTACAGAAGCAACTCACTAGCACTATAGTCACCCTTACGCAGGGTATACTAAAGACTAATGAGAGACTTGAAGCTCTAGAGCTTCAAGTTAGAGTACTCGAAGCTAAAGAAACAACGAACCATATACTAGACAGCTATTTCCTGAATACTAATAGTAACTAAAGGAGGTCGGACGGTATGAAACGAGCAACTAGAGAAGAAATGAAAAAGATAAACAAGTTCCTTGATAGCAAGGATAAAGAGGAAGCAGATGAAAAGTTTGCTTGGGAATCTGAACAAGCTTGCGAGAACAACCAAGAATTTCAAGACACATTAAATCCTATTGGAAAACTATTAAGAGAGAGAGAATAGAGGCTACTGAGTCTCCTGAGACCCCGTATAAATGAGCAGGACGGCGTTATTACTAAACAATCGATAGTCTCCTATGCCTCGGGTGAATCTCGTGGCAGAATGAAAAAAAAAAACTTTCCCAGAAAGCATAGGGGGGGGGGTACGATATTCACTAATATGACTACAAGTCTAAATGAAGACAAACTAAAATGAAGATAAACATAAATAAAATAAAAAGCAGTAACCTTTATAGCCTTATATGTGTATCACTATATAGGCTTAATCACGTTTAAGCTTGTCTATATATTAGTGAATATCGTACCCCCCCCTAGTCTTTTCCTTCAAAAGTTGGGAAAAAGGTGTTTCTTGAAAAGTCTCAAGAAACTCAGTGACCCTACCGTATTTGACTTATAACATGGAAAAACACGTAAAGACATGTTAAAATGACTACAAATTGAAAAAAGGAGGTGTTAAACTGGAATTAATCGTCTTATTATGCGTTGTAATTGTGTGCACTAATATGCTCTACAAGTTATAACTCACTCGCTTAAAGAATGGAGAACTAAAATGCAACAGTGGTTATATGAAGTAAAAGTAATAAATGAACCAGATACTTGGCACGGAAACTCAAGAGTCTTCGAGACAAAAGAAGACGCAGAATTCGAAGGACGCGCTCTTTATATGAAATGGAGCATGACGACAGACTACAGAGTTAGACAAATAAAATAAAAGATGAGGTGAAATGATGACAATATGGAGCTCAGAAGAATGGGAAATCAAACAAGAAGCATTAATATTAGCTGATATAGAGACAAACGAAGATGAAGATGAGGAGGAAGAGCTATGAAATTAGTACTTGAATATAATGATAACAGTTGTTTATTCGCAAAACCGGCCAACGAGGAAGAGTTTGTGGCCATAGTAGAAGCTTTAAACAGGCAATTACAAGAAGCTAAGGAGACTAAGAGACTCCCTAAGCAAGCGTTACATAGTATAGAATTAGCGATACTTTTAGCAGGAAGGTTATTTATACCGTTATTAACAGTAGAGGAGGTGAGATAAGTGAGAAGAGATATTAAGAAGTTAATGGATACGTGCATCAAGATAAATGAGACTACCAAGACAGACGTGTTCTTTAGTATATCCCCACACGTGGAAGGTATAGCTATTTATGCGTATAGAAATGGATGGGATAGAGGAGGAGAGCCAGAATTCCACAATACTATTTACTACAGTGGAGAGTTAATGAGGCCTAGGAAGATAATGGTCTTGCAGGAGAAGTTAAACAGATATTTAGTATAGGAGGTAAGGAATGGGTAAGTATAAGTTGATTAATTGTAATGGAATAGTTATAACACCGTCTGACATAACCAGACAGCAAGGGTTAAGTGTTTTATGGGGTTATTCAGAAGTCGCAGAGGATATGGACAATCCAAAGTCAGCAGATGTATTAAGAGAGATACATAGTATATTAGCGTGTGTATTACATGGAAAAGTAGAGGAGGTTACCTAATGGAAGAGTATGATGAGCGTATAGCTAAAATCAAAGAGGTAATAGCTAATGAAAAAGAAAAAACGTTTGTAGCAAGCTATGAGGCTTCAGACGCAGAGGCAATGGGATTAGTAATAGCCAAGGGTTTAGAGTGGGATGGGAAGCAGATAATAGAGGCGTGTTGCTATGCCTTAGAGGATGCTAACTATCATATAGAGATGCGAGAGATAAGGAATAAGTATTTAGGAGGTGTTTTATGAAAGTAGCAGATATGACACCAGAGCAGAGGCAAGGCAGGATAGTAGAGCTTGAGGCGCTAGGCTTTGAGTTTCCAAACAAGCAAGGCAGAGCAGTTAAGAGCGTTAAAGAGATAAAAGAAGCGCTTGATGAGTGTATTGGTGCAGTAGAGGCCTATGAACTAAGTAATGAGGGTGAAGACTCATATATAAATCAAGGTTGGATAGAAGCATTAGAGTATGTACTAAATATATAGGAGGTGAAATAGTATGCAAAAGGATTATACAATGTACAGCGACCCAGCGCATGGGTGGTTAGCAGTCCCTTGGGAAGATGCTAGAGAGTTAGGGATATTCAGAGATATAACGTGTTTTAGTTATGTATCTAGAGACTTGAAGACTCTGTATCTGGAGGAGGATTGTGACGCTAGTCTATTTATGGACGCGTATAAAGATAAGTTTGGGAGTTATCCTAAAATAGGAGAGCATTATACTGATGATAGAGAGAAGATACGTAGCTATCCCTCGGTAGCGAATGTAAACTTTAGTAAAGTAAATATAGTAGGAGTGAGGTGAGATATGAAAGTAAATGATTTTGAGTATAAAATAGGTAATCATAAGATAGGTAGAGACACGCTCATATTTAATATGGACAGTGCTACCGATTGTAGGAGCAAAGAGTTAGGGCTATGTGAAGTATGTAAAGCAGGGAAAGTATGCTATGCACTGAAAGCAGAGATACAGTATAAACAGACACTACCGTTTAGGAGAAGACAGGCAGAGTATTGGAGTAGTCATTCAGCACTAATAATAGCTTTAGATATTATAGATGCACTGCAAAAGCATAAGAAGATAAAGTATATAAGGTTTAATGAGTCTGGAGACTTTAGAAAACAGTTTGATATAACTAAAATGAAACTGGTAGCTACTACAGTAGCAGAGAAAATGCATCACAGCTACGGCAGAGACATAAGATTCTATGGATACACGGCAAGAAAAGATTTATCCTTTGGTCTGGTTTATGACTGTCCTAGTCTGGTCTTAAATGGCAGTGGATTCTATTTAGATAATAAGTTTACAGCAGTTAAGGAACTGACAGAGGGTAAGAAGCATTGTAAAGGAGATTGCAGAGTCTGTAACTACTGCAAGGAATTTGGTAAATATGATATAGAGATACTATATCACTAAAGGAGGTAATAAAATGAACACGGAAACAAAGAAACAGCAAGTGATCAAACGCAAAGAGCTAATAGAAGCAATGAGTCAATGTTATGGGTCAATTAATATCTACAAGCATTGGACTGGATTAGGATATACAGACGGTATACACGCAACAGCAGAGATTGCAAACGCGTATTGGTTACTGGATATAATAGCAAGTTATCAGGTTAAGTCATGTGTTAGGCGTGAAGAGTTCCAAGTATGGAGTTTAACAGTGGATACAGATGAGGGCACAGGTCGCATAGTGTGCACAGATGGTAATAGTAAGGAGTTAGCTAGTCAGGTTATACATTATACAGACTTCCTATTAGAAGAGTGGAGCTGTTACGTAATCGATAAAGTAATGTTACTACCGAGCGAGTACTAAAGAAGATTGGAGGAAAGCAATGAAAGTTGAAGTATGTTTGACATTAGTGAGAACGATAGAGTTAGATATTGATAGGGACAGCTACGAGGATAAAATAGACTTTGAGAGTGCAGTTGTCTGTGGAGTAGAGGCGTTCCTTAAGCCAGAGAACTTTGATATTGAGAGAGATGGTTACGAGTACGTTATCTATGATGCTGATGAGGGAGATTTAATAGAGGGACTAAGCTTTGTTCCTACTAAGAAGGGAGTAAATAGTCATGAGTAAGAAAAAAGAAGAAAGGTCACCGAGATACTGTGATGAGTGTGGAGCAGGTATGTGGGATGGTTACTGTATCTTTGCAGGTGAACAATACTACTGCTCAGAGAAATGCTTACATAAGCATTTTACAGCAGAAGAATGGTTAGAGATGTATGACGATGGTGAAGGTGAGAGTTACTGGACAGAGTGGTACGAAGAAGATATATACGATGAGGATGAGTAAATGAAAGAGCAGACTAGAAAAACTATTGTGTTTTATTATACAGAAGATAAGTACGAAATAATTCAGAAATTGATGAACGACTTGCCTTATAAGTTCTCTTTATCAGAGTTGGTATCTATTTGTGCCCACTCAGTATTAGAGCTTGGTATGACAGGTGTTATGAATGACTTCTTAAAAACAGTGGAGGATGTAGGAAGGGGAGGTGAATAATATGGATTTAATAATAGGTGATTTTTACATTAGTGAATACGGTATATGTCAATATACTGGAGTCTTAGAGGAAAAGAACCTCTTCAAGTTCAAAGATCTTGACTGGTACTTGCCTTTTGGGAGTGAAAAGAGGGTCATAGTTACAGAGTTTAAGGACATGACTAAATATATGACAAATAAAGAGATGGACAGATGGGTAATAAAAAAGATGGGAGCAGCGTAATGGAGATTTTAGTATTATTTTTTGCTACAATAGTAATAGCAGGGTTTATTAATAAGAATTGGTAAGGAGGTGATCTATGTGGATTGTAGAGGTACTGAGTGATAATGCTTATGTTAATAAAACAGAGTGTGACTCTGAGGCACAGGCTAAACGATTTGCTAAACTACACTTGCCCACATTTAAGTCCATAATATATAAGGAGGAAAAAGATGGTAATGATTAACCCAGAGGTTAAGATTATTAGAACCTTGGTGTTTACAAAGCAACCAAGAAAAGTAGATAAGACAGTTGAGACAACGAAAACGAAAGAATGGAGTGCGTAACAAATAAAGTGCTGTACAAGTTATAACTTACATGTTAATATGGTTTTTAAGTTATAACACACTATTATAACGTTGAGATATTAAAAACAAAGGAGAACAAAACATGGCAATAATCAAAATCCCAGTAACACCAAACAACGAAAGAGCTCTAATAGATCTATTAGTAGAACCTATTATAGAGGATAACAAATGCATAGTTGAATATGATTCATCTAAGATAGGTGACACCTTCGTAATTAAGGTAGGAGAGAATATTTCAGGTGAATGTACTATAGGAGTAGAAAAAGCTATTAATCCGGACACAGGAGAGGAATTTACATTATTAAAAGAGTATACATACTCATTTGAATTAAATGATGGTGCAACCTTCGAACTTAAATCAACTTACCTATACTCAATAGGTAATATGGTAACTAGAATGTTCTATAAGGTTTTAGCAAAGGCAAAATCACAATATCCCCCAATAAGATCAAACATTAAAAGTATAAATAGAGCCAAGCTTAAAGAAGAAAGAGACAAATATAATGAAGCTAAGAAAATTAAGCCCATTACTGAGGCTGAAGCTGAAGTTATAGAAGTTACAGTAATTGATGCTGTAGTTGTGGAGCCTGAAGAAATAGCTCCAGAGGTTACAGCACCAACTGTTGAAGATGTAGAGTCAAACGACGACTTCTAATTAATTTGTGCCCCAGAGTAGAGCCACATCCTCTACCCCCCGCTCTGGGGCACTCAATTAGGGTAGAGGAAACATGGGAGGATCAAATGAACGATAGGCAGTTAAATTGTAAGATATCATATCTTGTTAGCTCATTAGCACAATCACTCGTAATATATAATTTCAAATGTAGATATAATAAATATGGTAGCGATACATGTTTCACTAAATGGATAAGTCAAAGCTATTATCATTACAGGTCAATATATAATGAGGCATGGTGTCTATTAGACATGTATACCTTAAGACTAAACAAAGAGCACAAGTCACAAGAGGTGTTCGACCAATTTCCAGTGTATCCTTTAGGGATGCCACTACAAGAATTTCAAAGATATAAATATAAAAGGAGTAGATAATGGAAAATTCTGAGCATTTGAAAAAAATTATACCTGATTTTGATTGGGTTGATGGCTATTGCGCTAGTATAATTTGTCCTGAGTGTGGTAAAGATCTATTGATAAATGATATGGAAATAACCACCTGTGACTGCGGTAATAAGTACATGTTTCAACAAAATAACGAAGTTTTCAAAATAATTTAGAGGAGGATACAATGAGCTACGAAGAAAAGTACGGTAATAAGCCTTGTGAATTTTGTGGGAGAAGTTTCCCTTATTCAGAACTAGTCGAACATGAAGAGAATTGCACTATGAATAGAGCTAAAGAATTAAATTTAAACCAACCAGAAGACAATTGGATAGAGTTTTGTGGTGTAGAGGAGGTACTGAGAATATCACCAGAGGGTTTTATATATAAAGGAGAAACAATACATGATGCTGGTGAGGCACATAAAATATTTATAGAATTTTTTACTAAAATTAGAGACGCAGAGGCAGAAGAATAATGAACCACGAAGAGGCAATAGTAATAGATATTGATGGTGTTATTGCTGGAGTAGCCCCATTCGATTGGGATTATAGTTTTTGTCCTTGTATGGCTGGTGCTAAAGAGGCAATAGATACTATAAGAAAAGAATATGTAGTTATTCTGCATACAGGTAGACATGTTAATTGGGCACTTATAACCATAAAATGGCTAAAGGAGCATAAGATAAAGTACGACCATATACAGTTTGGTAAACCACCAGCAATATTGTATATAGATGATAAAGGAATGGAGCATAAATCATGGGAAAAAACACTAAAGCAAATGAGAAAAGGAAAGATAATAAAAACGTTGGTAGATACTCAGAGCAACAAACACTAATAGGTAATCAAGGATGGTTATTTTACGACGCTCCTTATAAGGCAGCAAGACACATAGCTAAAAGGATGTGGGGAGACAAATGCATTGATTTAGGTGGTGGCACAGGAATCATGGCTAGTATTATATCATCTGTTACTGATAAGAATATAAGAGTTTATGAAGGTGATTTAACTAAAGTAGATGCGAAAGATGGAACTTACGATACAGTATATAGTTCACATGTATTAGAGCATGTAGCTGACCCATTAGCTGTAGTTAATGAATCAATCAGAATATCTAAGAAAAGAATTATTCACGTAGTACCACAAGGATACACTGAAGATATTAATTTAGGAACGGAACATAAGTATATGTTTAATAGAGGAAACTTTATGTCTCTTATGTATGAGGCTATTAAAGATAAGCCTAATGTACAGGTTGTTGAGTTTGATGTGATTACTGATTACCATGTTAACAGTTTAATATGTGTACTATTAAAAGATTAGCTGAGCAGATTTATAAA